GCCGCCCCCTCCCCGCGACCGACGAAGGCGCAGAAGCCCGCCGCTTGGCCCGCCAGTTCCTTGGCCTCGCCGACAACTCCGAAGCCCTGCCGACCGGAGAGGCCACGCGCTTGGCTGCGGCTACACGGTGGTCACAATCCTATGTCTCAACTATTTTGACCGGCAAACGCCGCCTGACCCGCATGATGCGGGCGAAACTGGAGAAAGCATGAGCGGTTCCGTTCTACCAGTCATGCTCGCCCTCGCCTCCCTCGCCGGCGTCCCCCATGGCGGAGGTAGCCTGCAAGGACTCTACTGGAAGGTCAAGACACCCCGCAAGCGCGCACGTCCCGAGAAGAAAGCCGCACGCAAAGCACAAGACAGTGCCCGCAAGGCCAACCGGAGAAAGAAGTGAACCGCACCAACGAAATCAGGGCCCGCTTAGAGCGCCTGAAGACCCCCCACAACCTCAAAATCGACGTGAGCGCAAAGAAGGGCGCGCACGATATTTCCGGGATTGCGGCCGTTTACGGGACGGCTCCCGCTGACATCGCCTTCCTGCTCACGGAGATCGACCGCCTGACCACCGTTGCCAAGTCGGCCCTTTCGTGCCTCGCAGACCACACCCGCACCGACACCGACCGCACCGAAAGGGCGACGGCGGTGCTCAACCGTGCTTTGAAGGGAGAATAAGTGGAGCCTCAAACCGACAAAATCTGCATCCATGGCAAGATCGTCAAAGACTGGCACGATTCCGACGGGAACGTCATGGGCAAGTGTGCCGATTGTGGCGAATCGGGCTTCCCAATCCGGGAGGCGGCCGAGTATGACCACACGACGGATACCTGCACCATTGACCCGCTGGCCGCCCGCATCGTGAAGATGTTGGGTGACAAGACTACGGGCGACTATCGCACGGAGTTGGAAGCGGCCCTTGACGAGTTGGAGGCCACCCGCAAGGCTCTCAACACCGAAGGCGATGACCGTGTTCAGCAGGTACATGACCGGATTCTGGCCGCCGTGGGGCCTGAGTTCCGGGGCGATGCGTTCGATGCTGTCGCTGCGATTCTGGATCAACTGGACGCCTATCGCCGCATCGTGGAGCCGCCCCATCGCCCCTATACGCTTTCCGGTGGCACGGGGGGAGGGAAAGGGCAGGGGACGGACGGCGCGTCGATCCTGGGGCAGGTGGGGGCCATTGCGGCCGCATCCACTCCCGAGCCTCCGCCGACGCCGGGGGAGGGCGACGTGTGGCAGCGGGTGATTGATGGGCTACCACCGGGGCCTGTGCGGGATGCGTGCATCGATCGGCGCGCATTCGGTATCGCCAAGTACGGTACGCCGTTGCAGGCGTTCAATGGGCGGGATTGGCTGAAGGACTTGATTCAAGAGTTTCTGGATGCGGTGGCGTACTCACAACAGGGGGTCATGGAAGGCGCAAAAGATGCGGCGTACTTCCGGGACTTTGCGCTTCGGATGCTGATGGACATGGTTGTACCTGCCGAAGTCAACACCGACCGCGCGCAAGTGGCGGCGTTGGGGGTGCCGCAATGACGCGCCCCCACTCCCCATACCTTGACAGCATCCTTGAACGAGAGTTCCCGTGCTTAGACTACGGTTTCGTGAGGGTCATCGACTACATGGGCGACGATGCGGCCGTGGTACAGGCTGCCCGTGTATCCTATGGTGCCGGTACGCGCAAAGTGTCGGATGATCGCGGCCTTCTTCGCTACCTGCTTTCACACCGGCACACGTCGCCCTTTGAGATGTGCGAGTTGAAGCTCCACGTCAAACTCCCGATCTTCGTGGCCCGCCAGTGGATCCGCCATCGGATGTCGTCGGTCAACGAATACAGTGCCCGCTATTCGGTGTTAGACCGGGAGTTTTACCTTCCTCGACCCGAGGATCTGGCGGTGCAGAGTCGCGACAACAAGCAGGGACGGGGGGAGACGTTGCCGCCCAATGTGGCCGCCAATACCATCACGCGCATGAAAGCGGCTTCGGAAGGGGCTTATGAGTTGTACGGCGGGCTGATGGTGGATCACAACGTCGCGCGGGAGTTGGCCCGTACCACACTCCCGGTAAACTTCTACACCGAGTGGTATTGGAAGATCGACCTCCACAATCTGCTACACTTCTTGCAACTGCGCCTTGACCGTCACGCCCAGTATGAGATCCGGGTGTACGCCGAAACCATCGCGGGCATCGTGAAACAGTGGTGCCCGCTGACATGGGAGGCGTTTGAGGATTACCGCTTGAACGCCTATAGCCTGTCAGCGCCCGCGTTGGCGGTGGTGCAGCGGATGCTTGCGGGGGAGGCGGTGGTACAGGAAGGGAGCGGGCTTTCCCGGCGCGAGTGGGATGAGCTTTGGCGGAGGATGTCTATACCAGCGCCCAATCCGTCGTGAGCACGTCGTAAGACGTGGGCCACTGCGTGCCCACGGGCCCGAATGGCTCGCCGACGCCGGCCACCACCACCTGAACCACCAGGTTGGCGCGGTCGGTGTCGGTCATCACCTGTACCCGTGTGTCCCCACTGTCAAGATACCGACCAAGAAGCGGCTCTATATTCCAGCCACCGGTGATCTCGCTCGCCGAAACATCCCACTCGCCGTTGAGCGTAAACGATCCATCCGTTTTTACACACTTTACCCGATACACGCCGTCGGTCAGGGATAGCACCTTGATCCGAACGGTTTCAGCGCGATTGCAGAAGAAGAATCCGATAAAGTCAGGGATGTAGCCCATCATGACACCTGTAGTGTGTAAAAACCACCAGCCGTTCCGTTTGCGCCGTTTGCGCCGGTCCCAGCCTTTGTTCCACCGGTTCCTACGGTTGAAACGTACGAAACCGACGATGAACCGTCGGCGGTAATGCTTCCATAAACGACGTATACATCAGCCGTTGACCCACCGTCGCCACCGTCCGCTGCTGTAGCTGTTCCTGCAATCGACCCATTTCCGCCGTTTCCACCAACGGATTCGATGCGAACCGCACCCGTGATAACGGCCGAAAGGAGCAGGATATTCCCGGATGACCCACCGCCTCCGCCGCCGCTGGATACGTTGCCGATAGATGCAGCATTACCACCATTCCCGGCCGCAGATCGCAGAATCAGGCGGCCAGCGGTTGCGGAGTCCACCGTGATTGAACGAGTAGCCATCACAATCGGGCCACCACCGCCACCACCGCCACCCGAGGTGGTGCCGCCCCCCGCTCCTCCACCACCTCCACCCGTACCACCTGACAGGCCGTATTTTGTGGAGGTGGACGCTCCCATTTCCTCGCCGCCAAGGTTGATTAGCAAGGATAGCAGGTCGCCGTACTTGCCCGCGATCGTCCACTGCCGCGTCAGCGCCCCGCCCGCTCCGCCCGCATTCGTGCCGTTTGCGCCTTTTCCGCCGGTTGCTCCTTGCTTTCCAAACACAACGCCCGCACCCGCAGCCGCCGCCGTACCGGCGCCTGACGATGTGCGCCCCGCACCGCCGTTGCCACCGCCCAAAAGCTTGGCACCCGAAATCGACGCGGCACCCGACCCTTGCGTACCGCCCGAAGCCGACGTTGCAGGCCAGTGGATAATGCAGTCGTTGGCGCCCGTTTGAACCCAGTCCCAGAGTTTGGGAACGATTCCCTTTGTTACGATGACAATTGTGTACGTTGCGGTATTTACTGTGACGGTCTTCCAGTCTGGAACGTAGGTTGATGCTGCTGTATACTCACAGGTAGACCCGACAATACTTTTGGTAAAGCCGGCCACATCGTTTCCATCGAAAGCAACATTACCGTTTGCGCCTGACCCACAAACGATTGACAACGCCGCACTGAGCGACGACGACGACGAAGTAGCGATTGCAACGGTGATATCTCCCGCTACACCGGTCGCATTGGTGACGGTGATTCCGGCCCCCGCTGTGATCTGGCGGGTAGCGGCCGTGCCCGATCCGGTTCGCACCAGAATCCCGGTGGACGTGAGCGCGGCGATTGCATCGAGGTCAGCATCCCACGCCTGCACATTCGTCCCCACCACCAGCGACAAATCCGACCGCGCCTGCGATGGGGAACGCCATGTCGGGGCGGTGCCGGTGGAGCCCAGCGTGTACCCCGCCGTGCCGATTCCCAGGGCGGCGAGGGTGGACGTGCCCGAAGCGTAAATCAGATCGCCGGTGGTGTAGGAGGTGAGCCCCGTGCCGCCGTAGCCCACCCCGATGGCGGCCCCATGCCATGTGCCGGTGCCGATGGTCCCGAGGGTGACAAGGTTGGTGGACCCCGCCCACGTCGAAAGGGCGGTATTCTCGACACTCCCGAGTCCGACCGCCGCTTTATCAAGGGTCTGCCACGACTTATCCCCGCGCCAATACTGCGACGTGGTGCCGGCCGATATTGCGGGTTCCTTGCCATTGAAGACTGTCCAGTCGGTTGAGGACAGGTAGCCACTGACTGAGGAGGATGCGGCCGGTATCGACAGGGTGCCGGCGGAGTAGGCGAGGGGGGCGCTCACAGTGGCCGCAGCCCACGCTGAGCCGGTCCAGGCTACGAGTCCGGTGCTCGGGAGGGCCAGGTAGGCAGCCGCACCACCGGAGTCGAATACGGCGAATCTGGAGGCGGTACCGGTGTGGCCGCTGACTGTCCATCCAAGGTGGGAAAGGGCGGCGTGGTCGGAAGATCCACCGCCGCCGCTCGTTTCTACGAATTTCCGGGGGTACGTCCCCTTGACCCGTTCAGCGGGCATTTGCGCACCTCTGGAAACCGGCTATAACCGCCCTGGAGGCCCCATGCTGCTCTTTACCCTGCTCACCCTCGCCTGCGCACCCGAAGCCCAACCAGAGGCCGATACGGGCGACTTCGGGCCCGCACTGGTGACCCTTGCCGGTGCCTGTGGAGACGCCGACCCGGTGCCAGCCGGCAACGTAGTGGCGGTGACGATCTGCGGGGCCCCGAACGGGATCGACGCCTGCCGTGGGGCCACCTGGGAGCCGCAGACCGACGGGTCGGTCTACATCGTGGACTGCGATTCGTGGGGCGACGATGCAACGTGGTCGGTTCTGGTATTGCGCTGATTTCACGCCGACTCCCCAAAGGTCTGCGGGATGAACTCAAACTCAACCGGTAGCGGGTTCTGCATCGGCTGAATGCGCCGGATATAGCATGGCTTTCCGGTAATCCCAAGACGCTCTGAAGTCAGCAGGCCAACGGTTCCGGCGGTCAGATCGTAGAATCGGGGATCAAGGATGCCTGCCACGGAGCCGCGCGGCATGGCCATCCGGGAGGCACGCGCCTCCAGGATTTTATGCGCCGTCGCATCCGACCAACAAGTATTGCAGGATAGTGTTTCATCCTGCATAATCCCAAACATTCGTTGAGAAAGACCGGCTAAGGGGTGCTCTGACCCGAGCGTCAACGTCTTGGTGTAATCCTGCTTTGCGGAATCGTAGAAATACCGCATCGCGAACGAGTTTCGGCACTTGGTATAGCCGCTGTACGAAATAGACTGGTCCAACTCCACTTCTTGTCCATCGGTAAAATGGAACTGTGGTGGGAGAAGCCATGGGGTACACCTGAACAGTGCGAGGCCGTCGGAAGTCAGCGACAACACCGCCGGAACCCATGGAAGAATTCGGTCTTTCAGCAGAGTCAGCGCGGGAGTCGCCTCGTCCACGTACAGACCCAGATCCCAATCCCCGAGCCAGTCCAGGGCGGTATGCGTGCGCTGCCAGTCGATACGAACACCGCTTTTGACAAGCAGGTATTCTACCACCTCGGCGGCCGATTTTGCGGCACGGTGCGAGGCCCTTACTGCCGGCATTGCGCCTTGGGGAAGATCCAGGGTGATAGTCCCGTGTGTGCCCGATAATTCAGCCGATTTGAAGTCGTCATCATTATCTGTTGTTATTATGGAAATCTGGCCGGTTGCATCTGTTGTCCCAACCAGGGCAAGCGTGCCAGCGGGCGTGTAGGATTCCCCGTCGTCGTAAAACACAACGTTTGACACAACAGCGGATTGTGAAAAACGGTGTCCGCAGACCAGCAATACTGCGATCACATATGCATCCCAGAGGCCGATTTTGTAGCCTGGAATCCGATAAACCTTTCCGATGATCGTCGGGTATTGGGTTCCGTCCAGAGTGCCATACCCAAGCGTCGGGTGCTCACTTCCCATATCACGACCTGGGTCGCCAATCATTGCGCCGTTGACCACCTGGATTGATTCAAGGCTGAACTCCAGAACCCCATCGGCAATCCCGAGTTTCGGACTCCCAACAGTATTTCGGGCCACAAGGACGCGGCGGTTTGCGTAGTCGTCCCCTTCCCAGATAGCGGAGATTTCGGCCTGCATACAACACAAGTAGAGCCAGTTCGCATCCAGTGCCGTCGCAGATTGCGAGGCGGGTAGCACGGCCTTTACTGTCGCCTGTTGCAAAGTCCCGCTGGAAGTCATTTCGTAATAGTCCAGTTCCTCTGCGAAGTCTTCGACCTCCAAAAGTCCGGCGTCATAAAAATAGGATGTACCGTTGTCACTGTCTGGCACGTCCACCGGTCTGCTTGCGATGCGGACCACGTAATCGGAACTCCAGATCGTCAGGAGCAATACCGGTTTCTCTCCGATAGTGATACCCTCGGCTGCAAACTGGTTCACAGTTCCTCCGAAAGCGTGATCTGCGCAGGCCGTTCCAACGCCGTTGCGCCTTCTTGGGCGATGTTCTCGATCACAAGCGGGCTTGTGATCCGGTAAAGCACAGGGTCAGGATTGGCAAGGTCGCGGATATGTACGATGGGCTGCAACTGGCCATCCACCGCATCGTGAAGGGCCGCCAGTACGGGGCTTTCTTTCTGTGCTCCCCTCCAGAGCGGCCCCCACGCGATTTCCAGTTGCCGCCGCCGTGCTCCGGTGCGACTGGCGAACCGGTGGCCAGCGGTGGATGTCGCAAGTGTGATATTGTAGTCAGTGCGGTCCTTGAAGCCTGAGTCATAGGTGGTTTTGTACTCGTACCGCCGCCCGACCGCGATATAGCCGACACTCAGTCTACCAGTAGTTGTAGTCTGTGCAAATGCGATATTCAGGCGCATGTACCGGTATTGCATCCGCTTGAACGTCGCAAACATCCGATCCCCGAAGATCGTGAGAATCGCATCCGGCGCCAACGCGCTGAAATCTACGTCGTCCACATAGATGGTGGATGTAAGCGCAGAATCGTCTACGCGAACGTCGGAAATCTCGTAAATATTTGTGGCGCCACCGACCACCATAATGTACCACCGGCGCCCCTCCGCACTCCGGTATTGATGCTGGATATAGCTACGTGCAACCGTCAAATATCCGGGCCCTTTTGCGACAAATCCAGTGATTGTGTCCACCACGGAACCGATCGAAACACTTGCGGATGGGCTCCCCCAGGAATTGGTAGCGTTGAACTCCATTGTTCCAAGCAGCCAATTTGTCCCGAACAAAGCAAGAGTATCAGCGTCCCAGACATTGGATGCGCCGGCGTCAAAAACGACCGTGGCGGTGGTAGCCGTGCTGTTCCATCGTGAGGAAGGACGTGGGTTATCCCAGATCAGGCGGGCGGCGTAGGAGTACCCGGTGATGATGCTCCACAGGTCTCCAGGGACGGCGTAGGCCCCGGACGCGCCAATGGTCAGGCCACTTGTCAGGCCAACATCAACCGAAGATCCAACCATTCTGCCAGCGAGGTCGTCGGGATTTGTGAAGCCGGTTTCCATGTCGTTGCTGTCGGTGGCAGATACAAGGCCGCCGATCCACCACTCAGCAGCGGAGGCCGAAGACCCGCCGATCTGGAGGATTTTGGTAGTCACACCCAACTGTGAAACAATTACGATTCCGCTGGCCAATTGGACCCATCCGGCGCCCGCAATATTATACCACAGCGACAACGTGCCGCCGGCCCCGGCAAAGTCGGAGGTGAACGCCAGGAATACCTCTGTGTATGCCTTGAACTGGTCCGCCACCGATGCCGAGGTAGTGGATACGCCGCCGCTGTCGATAATCCGCAACTGGTCAGGACCGAATTCAAGTTGCACCCACTGACGATCTACGCCGTTGGAGGCCGAGAAAAACAGGGACGCACGACTACTCCCAAGCCCGGTTCCCGTGGATCCCCATTTGTACCAGAAGCGCATCCGGAGGCTGCTGTGGGAGTCGCCGGGCGGCCAGAAGGTGGCATCGGCCCGCCAGTAGGTATTGGTGGCCCCCGTACTGGTGATTTTGAGGCCGGTATCGTCGATTGCAAGCGTCGCACCGGCGCCCACGTCGGTACGCGTCCATCCGAGATTGTGGGGGTAGTCTACGGGGTGGTAGATAGCGCCCTCTCCCGCCGTCCATCCCGCAGGAGCGCCGTTGTCTCCTGCTTTATACCGCTCGGTCAGGGTGTCATAGCCGCCATACCATATTTCCTGGATCGTGTCGTCAAGCGCCGCCGTGGTCCCGTTGCTTTGGATGAGCAAAACCAGCGACCCACGCCAGAAACCGGCGGAAATCGCCGCGATCCCGGTGTTGCCCGCTGAAACCCCGTTGTAGAATATGGTATCAAGCGACGTGTCAAAAGAATCCCAGTTGGAGCCGTGGTCTAAGCTGATCTGGCACCCAATGTAAGACGACGGCCACGCGGTTACCATGGTGGTGCCGCCCCACACTACGCCATCGTCACGCGTCGCCAGCCATGGTGCGGGGTTTGCCGTTACAATGCCGCCAACTGAGCCACCCAACTGCGAACCACCGCCGCCGATTCCGACGCCATATACCATCGCAAGGCCAGTCACAGTATCGTCTGCCGCAAGCAATACCTGACCGGTTGCGGTTACGCAGGTTCGCGGCGTTCCAAGAGTCAAAGTATCGTTGAGCGTGAACGACTGACCACCATCTGACGACCAATAAAACTGGCAGTTTGCCGCCGACCCGCCGGGGGTGCGCCCGATGACAAGGCAGATTGCACCTTGCGTATATTCAGCACAGATGTTGATCTGTGCAGAGTTACAGTTTGTGCGAGTATTGTCGCTCCACAGTGCCCACGTATCGCCATTATCCGTGGATTTGTACGCTACAACGCTGACTGTAAGCCCGTCCACTCGCGCAAAAGCGATCAGGTCTCCATTGGGGAGAACCACAAAATCCGGGCGTTGGGCGTCGGTTACGCTGTATGCGGATGCCGAGATAATCTCGCGCGTCGTCCATGCCCCGTCCATCGTTGCCTTGTAAGCGAAGCGAATAGAGTAAGATGGTGCGGTTGAACGCCGTATATACACGAAACCGAGATATCCATTTCCCAGTGTGCGCGGGGTTCCGATGCCGGGAAAATCCACCGATGCATTGGCCGCGAGCACGTTTGCGACGCGGGTAATGTAAATGTTATCGTTGAAACCTTGCCAGCTACTTGACCCTGCACTGGAGTTTTTCCAGATCAGCGATGCCCCTGGGGTGCCACTTATGGCGGTGGCATAGCCAGTGGGATTACCACCCCGCTGAGCCTGCACGTCCAGCGATAGGGCTGCGGTGGGCATGCCTGACGGGCGGAGCACCATCCGGCCCGCGTTGGCATTGTCGGGCGTGGCGATGCCTGGAATCAGCCCGTATTCGGTCGAGGCTGAAATAATCTTGTCTCCGGCCTGGAGGAAGGACGGGACCAGGAAAGCGCCTCTGGGGGTATTAGGGCTCATGCGGGGGCCATCCTACCACGGAAACCGCTATCCAGTGTGGTCCGAGCACGCTCAGTCCGGAATCGGCTGCTGATTGGGCCATCTGTGAGGGTGTCGATTCTGGTGATTTCGTTGCTTTCTACGCGGCCAACCTTCATCCGCACACTGACCGCAGGGGACGCGCCCCCATTGATTGCGGCCACACCCTGCTCCCCGAGGCGACGGGTTGCCTGAGAATTGAGCACGCCGCCGATCTCGGAGCGGAGGATCCGCAATTCGTCGGGGTAGTCCACCCCGCCGCCCTGGTGGCGCACGAGGACGCGGCCCTGATGCGCGCTCTCCACGGCGGCGATCTGGAGCCCGGTCTGGACGGTGGTGAATGCCATCGCGGGGATCATGGCGGGCCAGCCAAGCTCCATGTCCTTCCCGATTGCGATCGCGCCAGAAATCAGAAGTTGTGCAACCGCAAGGTCCTTATGTGCCTGCTTCTGCTTGGCGTTGGAGTTGCCAATCAGCCCATCAATCATCCCGAGCGTATCGCCGATCTGACCAACGTATCCATAAGCCATTTCACGCTTTTTGCGTGCCGCATCCTGCTCTTTCTTCACGTCATCCTGACGCTGTTTGTCCAGCTTTTGATAGGCAGTGCCGTAGATCGTTTCGAGTTGGCGTTCGTAGTCTGCGGTGATTTCAAGTTTCTGCTGATTCGCGTCACGCTCCGAAAGCACGCCGGATGCCTGAAGAATCCGCAGGTCGTTGATGCGTTGCTCCCATTGCTTCTTAGCTTTGAGCACCCCTTCGGCACCCAGATAGGTGATCGCGTCAAGGTTGGCCTGCATGATCGCGTGTGACTGCGCACCATATTCCGCCATCGCCGCCTGCTGTGCCTGCAATACTTCCGCGTTGATCTTGGCGATTTCGGCTGGATTCTTTGCGGCTTTGAGCAGGACTTCGGATTGACGCTCAATCAGCGTGATTTCGGCGTCATAGGCGTTCTTGGCTTCGGTGGCCGTCTTTGCGCCTTCTTTGAGGCCCCAATCCAGTTGGTTGGCGCTTCTGGTAGCTTTGGCCTGCACCTCGTCAAGCTTTTCGTAGGCCGCCGCCATTTCTTTGAGGCGTTGTTCCTCATCATGCAGCGCCGACGTGTGGGATTTGCGTTCTTTCGTCTGGCGTTCTTTCCCCTCACGCTCCTTCTGCTCGGCCGCCGCCAACTCGAAGTGCCGATCCTTATTCTCCTGCAACGCGTCGGCGGCCACCTTCATGGACTGATTTGCACCGTCGATCTTCTGCTGATAGTCGGCGGTATCATTGGTCAATCCACGAATGGCCATTCCGAGCGGTGTCCACGCAGGCACCCAGGATTCGGCAGAGTCCACCATCTGCGTCGTAATGCTCGCCTGTGCCGCCTGGAGTTCCGCAAGCTGCTTCTTCGTCTCCTCCACGGCTGCATTGTACTGCCCAAACGCCCCGATAATGGCACGCTCGTACCCCGCCATCTCTTTTGTGAGGACGCCGGTTTTTTCGGCGAGGTCGATTTCGGTATCGCGGGTGTCTTCAAGCAGTGGGTTGAGGCGTTCGTATGCGGCCGATTGTGCCGACACAACCTCGTTATTGATTGTCTGCTGCTCGTTGAGTGAGGCGTAGACCCCATAAAGTGCCGTCGCCGCAATGGCCACCTCCCCAAGCCCGACTACCACGAATCCGACTGGGCCCATCAGGGAGGTGAGCGCGCTTCCCAGGGTCGCCGCCGCGCCACCGCCCATCTCGAAGGCATCGGCCACCTGTGGGCCCTGCTGAGCCAGGATTTGCATGGGGTTCTGGCCTGACGCGAGACCGGCGGCCATGTCTTTGAGTTGGTGGAAGAGGTTCATGGCGCCAGCGTTGGCGCGGTTATACCCGCCCGCTGCTGCATCGCCGCCTTTCGCCTGTTGCGCAAGTGACTGTGCGAGGCGTTGCTGTTCTGCCTCCAAAGCCTTCTCTGCAAGCACCGTATTTCCAGCATCTTCGCCAAGCTTTTTGATTCGCGCTGAGGTTGCCTCGAAATCCGCAGCCGCTTTCTGGCCGGGGGTGATGGCGGCGAGCTTCCGAAGCTCCATTTCGGCGCGGTTGCCAGCCTCAACGGTCTTATTGAGTGATTGCGCAAACCGTTCCTCTGCTTGTTGCTTTTGGGCGGCGGCCTTCTGCGCGTTGGCCGCTGCTCTATTTTGGGCGTTGATCTCTTTTTCAGCAGCACGGAGTTCAGCATTGACGGCCTTATCCAGAGCCGCTTCTGCTTGTCGGGCTGCCTCGACTTTCGCGGCTTCGGCCCGCTCTGCGTTTTTGATGAGTTCCGCTGCTGCTTTTGCGGACGCCGCCGCTTCGCGTTCCGCCGCTCTTTCTGCTGCCTGAGCGGCTTTCTCCGTGCTTGCCTCTTTCCGGCTTGCCGCCTTCTCAAACGCATCGCCCATCTTGGCGATTTTCGACTCGTCAAAGATGCTATTGGCAGGGGCGGGCGCGGAAATGCTGGCGATGGCGGCTTTGAGTTTTGCCCCCATCTGGTCGATTTGCGAGTCAAGACCTGACCAGTTTAGTCCAACGTCAAGGAGAACCGGATCAGCCATTTTGCATTCTCCTCAGCGCTTCTTCTTCCGCTTGTAGCATGTTTATTGCGGAGTTGACTCCGTTGCCCTTCGTGTCGTAAGCCCCTGTATGCGTGTTGATGAAGTGTTCCCACCAAAGAGCGCGTTCACACTCTGGAAGTGCGTACCACCTCGATAAGCCGCCGAAGCCCTCGCCAGCCCAGACAAGGAGGTCCAAGACGGCGGCGAGGGTGGTCCTGCCGCCGCCTTTGGCAACTAAGCTTTTTTTGGGTCACCGGCGCCGTCGTTCACCTCATAGAACGCCTTTAAAAGCTTTCCGATGTCGGACTCCAGAAGGCCCGCCGCCGCGAATTCTTGCCAGACTGCATCCTTATAGGCCGCCCAATCAGACATGGGCGCACCATCAGGAGGGCGCACGGTGGATAGCTCGTCACCAAGCGAATATCCAAGGCGACACATGTTCAGGGTGCGGTAATAGGCCGCCATCGCCTCTTCTGAGGGCGGCCCCATTTCGGGCTTGGCGTTGACAAATCGGCCGGTTGGTACCGGTTGCGGTTCGGGAATCCAGAGGCTTGTAAGCTGGAAATATCCGAGCGGAAGCGGGCGCAACGTCAGTTCAATCGTCTGATCTGCGTGCTTCAACTCAACCTTCTTCGTGATTGGGGTAAAGGACTGCTTCACAGTTGCCTTCCTTGCAGGATCAAAGGAGTGTTTTCGATGTCCTCGAAATCGAAGGACAGTTGCATTTTTCCATCCGCACCCTTGGGATCGACCTTGATGTCTCCAGGCTCACAGAAGCGGAAAATAGCAGTCTCAGCGCCGCCTTGATGGTAGTGGTAGGCCCGAATCTCGAAGCCCCACGCACCGCCGATAAGTGTGGATTTGAGGCCCGCTGCAAACGCAAATTCCTCGTGCGCCCAATCGCTCGGCTTGGTGTTGCCGCCGGTGCCGATAAGCTGGTCCACCACCACCTGAATCGTGCCTTTGCAGGTATTACCGCCCGTCCGTACCTTCACGGGGGCTTGACCAGGCAAATGGTCGCCGCGCTCCATTGCTTCGGAGGTCTTTGGCGCGCCGATCGTGTAGTTCAGACCGCCCTGATCCAGACGGAGAAGCAGTGTATTGACTCCGCCAAGGTCGCGGAACTGAATCTCGCTGGCAAGGAGGGTGTAGGCGCCTAGAATCTGGGTGGTCATGAGGTGGTCTCCGTTCTGACAAGCCAGAAGGCTCGCGTGGTGACAATTCTGCGCTGCCAACCGTCAATCACGGGGGGCGCGGCAATCGTTGCGGGATACGCAAATTGAAGCTGGGCTTCCGTTGCGGATGGGGTCTGCGGGTTGCTCAGGTAGTCCAGGATCGGGATGTGCAAGGGGGCGCGTAAGGCGCTTCGCACCTGAGAGGCAAGGGTACCTGCACTGTCTGTAGAACGTGCTTCGTATGCCGAAGTCTCACGGAAATAGCACTCGCAAACTATAACCATTTCGGCGAAAGCGGCTCGGGTTGCTGCCCCGTCGGTGCTGGGATGGAAGCCGGTTGGCGTCTCCCCTTCGCACGTCGCCGAAACACGAATGAAGCTTGACGCTTTATCTGCGTTGAACCTCGAATCATCCGGGACAGTCCACGTCGTCGCAATCAGCGGGGTCAGGTAGACGAGCAGGGACCGACTTGCGTTGGTCTCGTATTCGGTGGGATTCATTTGAGCGCCCCCCGTAGGATGGGCTCACAGGTCGCCTGAGCGGCCCGTGCGGTGTCCCTTCCTGCTGCGGTGACGTGTAGCCCTGCCTGGATGGCGTGCGTCCCATATTCGATGTATTCGGCATAGGGAGCGGCCGACCCGAAACGGTAGGTGGTGCGGAGACCAGCCTCTACCGTCTCTGCGCTGGCGTCGCCGCCTTCCACCGCGCCGCCATACTTAATGGGGGTACCCGCGACTTCAGAAACTGCCGTTTCGTAGGATCCAATCAGGCGGGTGGTGTCGATCCGGCGAATCGCGGCAACACCTTCCAAGCGGGCGGAAATGAAGGCCCCCGCCCGGCCCACGAGGGTCTGCGTAGCCTCTGGCACCAACGCACGCGCCTGAACCAGTGAGCGCGCTTTGAAGGCGGCCCATGCTGGTTCATTCAGTGCGAAGGTGACGGAAGTCATATCAGCCTACTCCGATCACGATATCATAGGTGGAATCGGTGGAAACCACGATTTCCAATACATCGCCAGTGGATGCGGTGACCGCCCACCCTTCCGTGGTCATGACCAGGATGACCGAGCCGGCGCCCTTGGTTTTTGCGCCGTGACCCGCCGCGTCAGAGGGCCCCACAAGGCCGTTGCTGGTTGCCTGCCGAACGATGGCGGTTCCACCGGAGGAGCAGGTAACAAGTTTGAAGTAGATAAACTTGACGTTTACGGCTGCAAGACCGTCGCCTTGGAAATCCAAGGCGGTCGTCAGATTGATCGATCCGGTTCCGGCGGCAAGGACCATGCCTTTCGCGACGTAGGCGTTGCTGATCTGGCCAATTCCGTAGCCATCGACATACGTCTGGGAGAGCGTCTCATAGATCGGCTGCTGAGAGACGGCGCCGGTGATCAGTCCGTCGATCAAGATGCTGAGCGCAAGGCGCTGCACGGTTTCAGTTGCCATTTGCGGAACTCCTGCGTGTATACACGCGAATCAAAGAATCAGTAGGATCGGGGTCGCCAATTTCGTAGATAAACCAGACCACTTCGGCGTCATCGCTGATCCGGTCGCCGATTTTGATGGCGCCGGTCACTTCGTCGGGGTTTATGGCCCACCACGTCGTACCTGCTTGGATACGCTCGGTCGCTTGTTTCTCGGTTACGATGCCGCGAAAGGCGTTGAGCGGGGTGGCGGTTTCGGGGTAGATGACTTGACCGGATGCAAAATCAGTTGCGATGGGGCCGGTGGACTGGCGAAGGGTGATCGAGGTGGTGATCGGGGTGGACAGGGCAAGGCTTCGGATATTCCTCTGGAATACCCCGGCCGTACCCATAGAGAGCATTCCGCTCATAGCGACACGCCCGGATAATCATCCTGGTTGCGCTTGAAGGTGGGCTGCGGAACGTCGGTAAGGGCGCTCCAAGCCTGATTCTGTGCGATAGACTGACCGCCAAACATCGGCATTGCTCCTTTGCTTGCGTCGGCTACCAGTTGGGCCATCGTCGCCTGCATGGCCTTGTAGACTTCCCCAGCATCTACCTTGCCAACCCGGTCAACTTGCGTCGTCGGGATTGGCGCCCACTTCGCCATGAGCGTGCGTAGGCAGTCAATAGCGGAAGAAAGGAGCGCGTTCCCGTTTTGTGACAAGTAGAACGCGATTTCTTCGTCGCTGTTCGTCGGGGTCATTGTGTTGTCGGTGTCGCCCGTCATCAAACGCACCGCGTCACGTCGCCCTGCGGCGGTCGTAGTGTCAGGTGCGTTTGTGTAGGTCCAACTCATCAGGCCACTACATCCACAACAAACGTTTCACAGATCGCAATATCCGAAGCGCTTGCCGCGCTCCAGGTTCCACGAAGATCCACGTCCAAGGCGCCGTTGGTTGCATAGTTTGCAGGCGCAACAACGTAACCCTTCGTTCCGTGCGTACCTGCCACGGAGACGGTCGCCATGCCGGAAGCCTGTACGGAGGAGGACGCAGAAGGGGCCGCGCGGGAACTGATCACGAAGTCCACATACACGATGTCGTTGGCGACGAGTGCTGCGGCGGTCGTGGTCAGGATAGCGGTTCCACCGAGACGAAGCTTGATCGTCAGGGTATCAGCGCCGACGTTCCCAGTCACCCGCACCGCACCGCGCACCCGTACCGACGTGCCCGCCTTGAGCATGTTCGCAGGGAGAGTGTGGGTTGCGAGTGTGGTTTCGGTGTTGGAGTTGGTGAGGGTGGTGCTGCTCTGTTTGGTGTGGACGTTGCCGCCCACGATCCGCGCATTGCCGGCATTTACGCCGTCGGTTGTCGTCACCGCACCGGTGAAGGTAGCGGAGAGCGCTTGCAACGGTTGGCCCAGCGCAACCGCTTCTGCGCTGTTGGTGGTGATGAACTTCAGATAGGAATTACCTGCCTCTTTCACTTCCAGCGCAATTGCAAGGTTGTCGCCGATCTTGATCAGGGCCTCGCCGGTGGCGGCGGCGCTTGCGTCGAGAAGCTTGGTGATGCCCGCTGCGAAGGTGATGCCTTCGGTGAGGGTGCCCAGGGTGGTTGCCGCGTTGAAAGCCAGCGAGAAATACCGAAGCTTGAAAATCGAATCAGCCGGATCTTGCCAGTAGACACAGATCCCAGACTCGCCCGGTTGCATGGTCGCAATCGTGCCCAGGGTGGCGCTGGCGGAGGTGCCCGCACGAATGCGCAGGGTGTAGCCGCCAACCGCCGCACTGTTGCGGACGTATTGGCAGCGGCCGGAGAGGGGCAGACCGGGACGCGGGAAAACCACATCCCGTTGAGCACCGGACGGCAGCAACTCCAGGAAAAGCGGGGTAACAACGGCCGGATCGTTGGAGTCACTGACCGTGTAGTTGCTGGTAATCGTCGCCGTGTAGAGTACGTTTCCATACCCCAGGGCTGGCGGGTCAAGAACATCATCCTCGAATTCGAACATAAATGCTCCTTATGCGCCGATGACGTCGGTCCAGTAGGCCGCCGCGTTGACGTTGAGGACGGCAACCGAGGCTTCGCGGCGCACTTTCCAGTAGGTGTAGTCGCCTTCGTCGTTGCGGTTGGAGATAACCCCCACCCCGCCGGCGCCTTCCACCATGTTGTCGTAATAGGCGCGGACGAATGCCGATTCCGTCTCGGGCCCGGTGCCGTCATCCACGAAGTACAGCGCGCCGTCGGGGGCCACATATTCGTAAGTGGCGGCACCGTTTACGGTCGCTGCGGTATTCCAGCGGCGGTCCACGATGGTCAGCTTTTCGACCTTCAGCACCTGCTGAAGGTCGGCATACATCGGGTTCTGGTTGGTGGTATCCGCGCCACGGCCGCCCTTCATCCCGCGAAGAAGGCGGGGATTCGACAGGAGCGCGTCGGCTACCTGTTGGCCGATTACCAGATGGTTGGGTTCGGCACCGCAGAGCAGGCCGACGTGGTTCCGGGCGTAGGCCATCTGAGCCACAACGTCGGCAGAGGCGGTATCCCACTTGGCGGGACAACCGGCGCTTCCAGGGGTGTAATTCTCGGTCCACACCGAAGCCTTGAAGACGTTGGCCAGCATGTCCGCATCTTCCTCATTCGCGACGGCCATCGCGGCCACCTTCGCCAGAAGCCGGTCAATGCTCATTCCGGGGTAGGAGACTTCCCATTGCCGGCGTTGGCGGTCGGTAATCTTGATCTTGGCCTGCTGGAATCCAATACTCAGGGCAAGGTTGGACAGCATCGCGAAACCGATTTCGCTCGCGTTGCCTTGCCCGTTCGCGTTGGCCGTACCGAGCCGGTTGCCCAACATCTGGGCCATATCGGCGCGGGGGATCGAAGGATTCACCCGGTTGAAGCCGCGAGAAGGCGCGCAGGCAATCAGACCCGTGCGCTGCTTCTTGGCGATGCCCAGCAACATATCGGTCTGGACGACGTTGGGGGGCGAAACATCAGGTACAACCCCGCGCTCTGCCCGTTCCCACCCGGAGAATTCGACGGGTTGACCGTCGATGTTAATGGTACGGTAATCCATTTACGCCGCCTTGAAGGTGAGGGGACGGAAGGTGATGTAAGTGTTGGTGCCGGTTGCCTCGGCGATTCCGCAGGCGGTATCAGCCGAAGATGCGGTTGCGATCTTGCCACCGGTTGCGGACTTGACGGCCTCGCCGATCGTCACGGTGCCGCTACACTCGCAGGTCACAAGGTCGGCACTGATGGCGACAACGGCCAGGGAGCCGCTTGCGCAATCTTCAGTTACAACGCCGTAGACGTTGGTGCCTGCACCCGCAAGATCGACGCCGGTTGCGGTGCGCTTGACGAGGTGCCATGCGGTCAGAGTAGCATCGGCGAGATTGTCGCCGTTGTACTGGGCATTTCGGATGGTAGGAGACTTCACGGCGGCCATGGGTCAGGCCCTCCGGCTGTTGGGGGTGAGGGCGGCGGCAATTTCGGAGTAGACCGCGTCATCTTTTCCAGTCGCAGCAGCATCCCTGGCGGCGCTACGCATCGCGGTCGTCAGACTGACACCGGCGGTCAGGTGCTTTTCGATGGCCGACCGGGTGGCGGGGGTGAAGCTCGACAGCGCGGCGGCGGCATCCCCGCCCTCCGCACCGCTGCCCCGGTTTTCGGTGAGAGCGGCCGTCCCGCCTGCCTTGGCGCGGGCATCAGCGGCGCGAAGGACGGCGATCAGGTCGGTTTCAAGGGCGGTATCACCGGCAAGCTTGGCGGCCTTGCGGGTCCGGTAGATCAGATCCCCGAGTTTCACCCCGTCGGCTCCGATGTTGCGGAAAACTGAGGCGGTATCGCCGCACTGGGAGCGGGACACGTCTTCGTCGCGTGCAAGCTTGTCAGCCCGGAGAGCGGCGATCTCTTCATCGCGTGCACGGTTGGCGGCCTCAAACTCGGCCTTCATGGCGGCTTTCGCTTCTTCGATCTGACGGGTCACCGACTCGTCAACGGGGGGTGCATCGTTCACGGGGACTCCGGAAGTGTTCGAGATAGATCGTGCAAAAAAAACCAACGCCTCGGGATTCGATGGCGAATCCGTCAACGCGACGCGATCCAGGACCAGCCGCGTGCTTGTGCGGAGTGGGGGGGTGGATCTGCGACGGACGCGGGGATCGGGCATGGAGAGAGGCTACCGCGCGATATGGGCGGTCTGCAATCGCAGGGGTAGGCATAGCTCCCCCAGATACCTGTACGTGCCTCTGGACGCCTATAGGCGCCCGTGGTAGGGTGTCCCCATGGCACGCACCGAAAGCGCACACGTCAAGATGGCCGCCGTTGATGAAGCCCTGCTGAAACGGGCGGCGGGCAGGGTCGGGATGTCCACGCCCCAATATCTGCTCATGGCGGGATTGGAGAAAGCACGGGCGACACTGGGGGCGGAGGCGGTCCAGATCGAGCGGCGGTTCGGGGGTGGGGAGTGACGTGCAGGGACACTATTCAGCCGGGGGATTTGGTGGAAACGCCGGACGGATACCGGTGGGTTGTTATGGCTGTGCAAGGTAGCGAGCCAATTTTCCGGTTTAGGGGGTCGGATCCGTTTCCGCTTATTGGCGCGGTCCTCGTCAGCGATTGGTGGTCGGACGATTGCAACGCCATCGGGGATGTTTGTGCGCCAACTCATGGGGGTGAAGGATGTTTGAACTGACCATCAACACCGACGACGACTTCGCCTTGGACATCCCGCTTACAACGAGGTTTCCTGCTGACACTGACCCCGTGTTCCTGATTCGCTACCTGCGGACGGCCAGTGCTACCCCGGCGCCGGGGCGGGAAGGGCTTCGGGAGTGGGAGTGGGTCCGCGATCTGGCGATAGAGCAGCTTGAACGCGGGCCGCTTTCGTTCGAGGTGGGCGGGAATCAGACGGTTGCGCTTCGGACGCTACCGATCCTGGAAGGCGCGAAAAACGATTCGCAAGGTGGACTGCGCCCCTAAGCCTTCACAAACCGCGCCATTCCCTCGATAGAAGCGCCTTTTTTCTTGCCGCTCCTCAGGTCGTTCCGAAGCTCCTCACTCCAGACGACGCCTTTCCCGAGCAAGCCACGCTTCAGGGGCTGGCTTTGGATTGCGCGTGCTACCTCGTCCGTCACAACGATAAGTTGCGTCCACCGCCCATCAATCGGGTTTCCGTGCTCGTCATCCATGCCGATGAATCGGCCTTCAAGGGCGGCCTCGTCCACGGCGCGGGTCAGGTCTTCCGTCCGAAAGTTGGTACCGTGGGCGTCAAACCTTGGTTTTCCGTCTGCTCCGATAGATGGGCTGAGCCACGCGGTGACCTCGCCGCCGGTGATTTCACTGCGGTTGACACGGAGCATGATTTCGCCGGTTCCACCTTCGGATTCGGCTACCATCTCCTCAGCGTCCATCCCATAGCCGCAGGACTCCAGAAGGCCGGCGAGCGCGCCCATATGCTCGCCCATGCCCCTGCACACTTTCCGCAGGGTTTCGGCGTTGGCGGCACTTAATACCTTGCCCGCGCGGTCCACGGGCGCGTCGGAGCGCATGATACCGCTGGGCTCGTAATACTTGGCGTATTCGGCCTGTTCTGCCTCGAAGTTCTCATCCCGCGTCCACGTCCCGTCTACCTGTTGGCAGAAACCGGCTTGCCACATGGAATAGGTAGCCTGTGCGAGCGCGCGGCCGGATGCAAGGCCGGCGCTTGTGAAGGCGTTCCACTGGGCTGCAAAAAACGCGGATGCAACCGGGCCCATACCGGCGGCAAGCGCGGGCGGGATGGTTTCGGGCGTCATAGCGCCGGGGGCTGGCATGGTGTAAGAGCGTGAGACTTTCATAGCTTCTTCCTTGATGTTCAGGCGGCATCGACAGCGGGGATGGATTGCAGGCCCGTCGTATGCGCCGCCGTTAGTGGTGGTGAACTGTGCGTCAAGATCGACCGTTTGGCCGTCCAATTCGGCGCATATCTCGCAGATATTTCCGAGTGCATAGGCGTGCCACGTCTTGGTAGCACCCGTCACAAGGCCAGCGGATACGGCCGTGCGCCATGCAGAGAGGACGGCGCCGCTATGGCCGGTGATTGTCTCGAATTCGGCGATCAGGGACGCGCGGGCGGCGCGGAGGGCTGTGGCTTCCTTGGCGATGGCGGCTTGGATCTCGTCAGTTGACGCACCTTCGGCGGATAGGATGGCGATCAGGTTGCGAATCGTGGCCACCTGCTGAGCGGCAAGGCCATAGGTGAGGCGCGCGATTCCGCCGGTGGGGTCGAGCTCCAGGGCGGCCGTGATCCCCTCCGAGGTGGTGATCGCCACCTGACGGATCGACGCCGCGCGGGCCGCCTGCCACGCTTCAGCGGCGGTGGAATTCGCAGCCACTTTCAGGCCCGTTTTGGCCGTGGTTGCCAGAAAGAGCAGTAAGATCCACTCTTTCCAATCGTCTTCTTCTTTCTTGCCGTCGCCGGGGGTTGCTGGATCGGTCGGGTCGCTGCCTTCCGGTGGAGTCAGCCACGATTCAGCGCGCGCCTGAATATCGGCATACTCCGCCTCAAAGTCGGTTAGCGGGTCGCCCCAATCGTCGTCGGCGCGGTTCATTCGCTTTCGGAGGGAGAGAGATCGGCCGCTTCCCGCAGGTCGTTCCGGTCAGTTTCGTCGAGGAGGGGGATACCGGCGGCGGCTGCGGTGGCGGTCAGTTTGTCGAGGAACGCAAGGTTTACCTTGCGTTTGTTGCGGTAAGTCCAGACTGACGCATAAGCGGGATCGATTCCGTTGTATTCGCAGATCCGACGGTTGACCTGTACGCTGAGAATGTTGGCGTAGCGGTTGCCGATGCCCTGTAAGATGGCTTCGGAGCGGGACATCTGCCCGCTGGTCTGGCCTGCCGTGCCACCGCCTGCACCCTGCAAGCCCAGGAGCAGATACTGTGTTCCAAGGCCGATCATCATGCGTTCGCGGGAGGATTGGATCAGTTTGTTGATCGAGTCGTTGCGCTGAACCTGGGGGAATTGCACAATATCCCAACCGGTCGGTTTTCCATCCGGGCCGGTTTTGCAGGCACGGAGGATGCTATTCCGCTCTCCGGCCGAAAGTTGGGCCATGCCTTGCACGATATCTTCAAGGTCTGCCTGCTTGGCGGAATCGCCAGCCTTTGCAGCGGCTAATACTTCCGGTGGTACCTGCACATCCCAGACACCCAAGCCGGATCTCTCTTCGGACATGGTGGCGATATTGATCAGGCGCATCATGTTGCGCCAGGGGATGAAAATAAAACGCAGACCTGCCTTTCCTTCGGGTCCACCGGTTCCGGTGCCAAACGTGCTATGAATGCAGTTGGAAAGCGGCAGGTCGATCAGGGTGCCCATCATCGGGTCGCGTTGACGGAAGGCGACGATGCGGCCGGTTGGCGCACTGTCCTCTCGCATCCATCCATAAGCGGTGTACTGCGGGCGGATTTCAATAGTTTTGGGGAGGAGCAGCCCGTCGCGATCTTCCCACTGAATCCACTGGATGCAGTAGCCCCACTCCAGGCCCGTCAAACCGTCGTCTATCACGTCGCTGAACGGGGTACTCATCCCGTCCCATGCCTCCTCACAAAGCTCTAAAGCTCGCGCTGCTTCCTTGTCTTTTTTGAAGCGTTTGGGCACCACCTGCTTCCAGTTCCCGGCGATGATCAGGCTCTTGATGTCCCCCGAAGCCGACGCGATTTCGGGGGTGTTCTCGGTCATCTGCCGATAGATTTTCTGCTTCGTGAACGGGTCCTGAAGCTCCGGATGCCACTCCTGCCGGTCCAGTTGCGATGACCAGATTTTGGATCCGTCCACGCCCACCGATTGGTCTAAGATCTGGTCAAAGAGAGTCGGGCGTGATGGCATTGGTAAGGGCTACTCCGATCAATCGCAGGTGTCAAGCCTCGCGCGCGGGGCGGCGAGACGGGCGTTGTAGCTGGCGGTGGGGACGTATTCTGGCGGAACGTCCTCAAAAAGAGGCTTCACGAAGTACGAAGCAGCATCCACCTGGTCTTTCAACGTCCCCTTCGGAAAGCTTGCATGTTCCGCTACGAAGTCGCGAACCCACTGATCAACCGGAAGCGCATCGGCGGCTACCTCGTGGTGATGGGGATCGGCGCGCCCGCAGTTGCAGGAGAGAATCACATTCCCGCTGGCCACGTAGGGCTGCCATGATTGCGCCCGTGCCACCTTGTCGCCCTCTGGGGGCACCAGGACAAATCCAGGGACGCGGGCGGTTATCACATCCCTCACCGGCTTCGCGCTTGCGGCGGATTCGACGTACCACCCCGTCGCCTTTGGGTGTTGCTTGCGAGCCTCGATCATCCGGTCGATCAGCACGTTTGCTTCGGCTCGAAGCCTGACCACGGCATAGATATACGCCTTCCCTGCCTTCTTACCTCCGAATACGCCGACGTGGTACGCGCTGCCTTCCGACTTGCCAAACGCCAGATCCCAGCCGGCGATCTCCCGTTCGTACTCGCGCGGGTAGCTTCGATGGTCCACAAAGGTCCACTGTGCCACCGGGAACATTCCACCCGTGGCTGCTACCGGTCGCTGCCCGTGCTGTCCCGACGCCTGTGCTCCAAGGGCTTTTTCGTCCTTTGCAACCACCTCCTCGGGGAACCGCTTCGGGTCCAGTAGTTCACGGGGAGCGGTGCGCCGGTCGCGCCGGTCTGCAATCTCCGGGTCGTAGCGCATCGGCAGGATAAGCGTCTCCCAAACCGGATTTCCGGCGGCGTCGCGCTCTTTCATGCAGTGGCCAGTCAGGTCTCCTTCGTGAACGCGCTGCATGATGATTACAATGGTGCCGGTGCGTTTATCGTTGAGACGGGATTGGACTACCTGATCAAAGTTCTGGGCCGCTTCCGCCATTCTTTCGGCGATCCGCTCGGGCGCACCTTCGATGGCTTCGGATACATCGTGCGGGTCATCGATTACGATATTGTCGCCGCGCTTGCCGGTGAGCCCCGATCCAAGGGACGCGCAATACCGAAACCCGCGCGCGGAGTTCTCGAAGTTCAACGTCTCATTCTGGTCACGCGCAAACTTCCATGGCTTTCCGACACGGGAGAGGAGCGCCTGATATTCGGGGCTTTGGAGCAGAATCCGGGTACGTCGGGAGTCACGTCGGGCAAGCCCGGCATCATGCGACAGGTACAGCGACCGATCCGATGGGTTCTTTAGCCACTTCCAAGCAGGAAAAAAGACGCTTGTTAGGAGCGACTTGCTAAACCCAGGCGGGATGTTGATGATCAGGCGCCTGCACTTGCCCTCTGCAACCGCCTGTAGGGCGTCGCAAACGGAATCCATGTGCCAACCCCACTCCAACGGGGATGGCTCTACCACGCTCCACATCAGGCTAACGAACGTGGCAAACTTCCCTATAGCGGCATCCTCTTGTTTTTGCCGCCTCTCCGCCTGCTTCGCCTTCAAAATCACGTCTGCAAACGCCTCCCTTTGCTCGGTCAGGCGGCGCATCTCCTCCAGTATCTCCAGTCTCCGGGCCGCGCTCATGTTGAGAGGCTACCACGGAACGCCGGGAATCGCAAAAGGAAAGGCGGGTGGGGCAACCACTCCCAACCCGCCAAGCCCGGATTCGTGTCGGGCCCCATCGCTCTATCCCGGTGGGCGGGGGTGTCAAGCCCTACCCCGCAGCCTCCGCCTCCATCGCCGCAAGTTGCGCCTGCAACTCCGCATAGCGCGCGTTCGCCTCGGCTAATCCGGCTTCGGCTTCGGCTACGTCGGCGGCCTTGGTGGTGAGAGTGCCGCTGACTTCGGTCTTCTTCGTGGCCGCAAGTCCGGCCCGATCCAGTGCGTTCTGGAGGGCCTTCACCTGCTGCGGGGTCGCTTCGGACACCCCGAGCGCGATATCCAACTCAGTGTCAATCAGATCGGGGACGCGCTGTAAAAGCCGTTCCTTCGCCATTTCCAGCGTATCGCCCGCGACGGCATTGAGGGCGGCCCGGACGTGAGGCTTAGCGAGGTGCAGGGCCACGTTCTGAAACGTCATGCCAAGCTCAGCCGCAATCTTCCGGCATGAAAGCCCATCAATCCGCAGTTGAGCTATGTGCCGTTCGGTCGCCGTCCATTCCGGCCCGTCAAGGCTCGTCAAGTCACTCGGCATGGTCACCTCCCTGAATCCCCGTCAATCGCCCCACGTTGCCCCCAGTTCCACTTCCAGACTCGCCCCCTGCCTCTACCCATACCGAAGCCTGACGCGTCTCCAGGAGCCCATTAGGACCCTTTCCGGAGGTTCGCACTTCCTCGGCCCTCGCGAGCCTCGCAAGCGCCCCTGCTACGGTCTCACGCCCGCTGCTATCGACGGCCGCCGCGAGGGTGAGCACCTGCCCAAGCGTTGCCTCCAAAGCAGACAACCGCTGTTGCAGGCACCCGTTGGCCTCCTCCAGGTGGGCGAGGTGCGACCGGATATCGGCCATGTCGTCAAAGGGCATCGGGTCACTCATGCCCATACCGTAGCCCCAACGGCCGGAAGTGGCAAGTAGGCAAAAACACGAGAGGCCGGCACCATGCCGACCTCCGGGGCGTCTCAATACTTCGGGGCCATCCCCTCGCCCACCTGGAGAGTATCCGGGGGAGCGGTGGGGGTCAAGGGTCCCTGATTGCCCTCCGCCATCCTTGCGCTGGCGATGCCTGCACGACAGGAACCGGCGGGCCATCTGGTTCCATCTGAAAGTCAACCGCTTTCTCAAACTGCTCCGTTAGAACTCTATCAAGTTCCTTCTCGTACTCCTCATCAACCGGCGTATCGTCGGCCACCACCTGCCCCCACTCCGGTTTCGGCCGGTTGATGTACTTCGTCCATGCATCGTTCATTATTGACCTCCAAAGCGGGTAGTTGCAGCGTGCCAGTTGGTGAGTACGGTGGCGGCGCTCTCACCCTCGCGGTTCTTGGCTACGATGATTTCGGCCTTCCCGACGTTCTCCCCTGGATAGTACACCTCGTCACGGTAGACAAAGAGGATCTTGTTCGCATCCTGTTCGATAGCCCCCGATTCCCGAAGATCCGACATGATGGGCCGCTTATCCTTCCGGTCTTCACACCCCCGGTTGAGTTGCGACACCGCAATCACGGTGATCCCGAGGTCCATCGCCAACGCCTTCAGGGACCGGGAGACCGCCGCCACCGCCTGCTCACGAGGTAGGCCCTTCTGTCCCTCAATCAGTTGCAGGTAGTCCACCACCAGCAACTTCAATGGGTTCCCCCTACGTTCTGCCTGAATCGCCAGACGCTTCGCCTTGGCCTTCAGGAGTCCGATTGGGCTTGACGTGTCGTCCTGAATCCAGATCGGCAACCCGCGCAACCAGTCGAAAGCGTTCCCCAAAGCTACCAAATCGTAGTCGGTCACCCGTCCATCCCGGATTTTGTCACCAAAGACCCCGGAGTTCGCCGACAGTTGACGTTTGGCCAGTTCTACGCGGGACATTTCCAGGGACATGATAGCGACGCCCCATCCCGCAGTTGCAACCGCCACCGCAATCTGTAGGGCCAGTGCCGATTTCCCCATGGCAGGGCGGCCCGCAACAACCCAAAGCTGACCCGGTTCCATGGGCCCGGTCTTCTGGTCAAGGTCGGGAAGTCCGGTGGACACGCCCACCACATCGCCAGCATCAAAGCGTTGTTTCCGGGTTACAGTGTCTTCCATCGCCTCGTTGAGCGCATCCTCCAGAATGGTCCAGTCGGCGGACGGGGCGCACTCAGCGATCTTGCTTGACAGGCTTTCAACGCTGGCAATCAGCGTATGCGTGTCTACCCCATCGTCCTGGGCGTCGTGGATCAACTGGTGCGCGGCAAAAATGGCTTGTCGGCGAATCGACTTGGCTTTCAACCGCTTCGCCACAGCGACCACCGCCTCCACCGACGGGCAGTGGTTCGGCAGTTGGCAGATATAGGAAAACCCGCCAAGGTCCTGCTGTTTTTCCGGGCTCATTCCTTCCATTCTCGACAGCACCACCGAGAACTGGGGCAACTCCTGATCTGCCACCATCCTGGAAAAGAACGCAAACAACGCCGCATGATTCGGGGCATGGAAGTCGGCGACCGTCAGAACGGACGCCACCTCCTGCTGTAGACTGGTATCCACCATGATACCGCCCAATACCAGGCGTTCATCCTCGACAGAAGTGGGAAGGGCTACGGGGTTCATGCGGTCCTCTGGTGCCCACTGATGGGCGTGTAGTTGCGATAGGCTGAAATAAACATGGATCTTGCCTGCTTTTCGGTGTAGTCGTTCAGCATCCCGAGTTGGTTCCATCCCCCGGCGGCCCGGATGGCGGCGACGGTACGGGGCGGGATATCTTCAGGCAGGACCTTGATACCTCCCGACCTGCGTTTGATGAGGGACTCCCAGATGGTAGCGGGGTCCTCTGGGGGTGCGGTTTGCGCCGGGGTACTGCTCTTGATTTGTCCTTCCGCCCACGGGATCGCCTCCTCCAATCGCTCAGCGATGTTGCCGGCTACCATCAGGTTCCCGATGCCCTGATACTTCCGCTCGCTCCCCCGTGCCCTGCCTTGTAGCCATAGATGCTGGCCTTTTTCGTCTTGGCAGTCAAAGGCCCACCGAATCAAAGTCATCAGGTTTTCGGGCGTGGTTCTCAACAACGCCGGTCCAATCGCCGCAATCGCTTCTTTCGTGGGCTCCGCATCGCAGGCCGGCTTATGGATTCGGTACTGCGCCCACACCTTCCTGATTGCTTCGTCGTTGTTCGCCTTCTCGGCCGCTTTCTTCGGCTTTCTGGGGATGGCCACAGTGTCGGCAGAACCCTGATTGAAGAGGCCCAACGGTGTATTCGTGGCCTCCTTCGCCGTTGATTCTGGGGCAGAGGTCGGGATTGCTTGTGGAGGGGCACATGGGGCGGGCTCCGGGACGGGGGGAAGGGTGCCGACCGGGACGGGCGGCACACTCTCTTGTTTCTTCTCTGAGTCTGGATCTGCTTCTGAGTCTGCTTCTGGTAGAGGAAAGGCGCGCGCGCGAGGTGGCTCACTTTTGGCCCAAACTTGGCTCACTTCTGGCTCAACTTTGGCACCCCTATCAAACAGTTCTCCGCTTTCAACCGTACCCGACTGGCTCACTTCTGGTACCGCAACTTTGCGAGTGGTGGCCCGCTTTTGGCTCGCTTTTGGCTCACGGATACCAAGCACCGCGCCAACCTCCTCCAGAAGCGTGACCGCTGACCGGCGATTCCACCCGAGGAACGCCGCCAACTTCCGCTCTGACATCACATCGTCGCGGTCGATCTGCCAAGAAAGGTCAAACTGTGCCCACCACTCAGGGGCGGGATTCTCCGGCGTCCATTGTGCGGAATAGTGGACAGGCTCCCAGGACATCGCGGGAACCTTCATCCAACCGCCACGGAGGCTCACCCCTGAACCTGCTGAGCCTGCTTTGCGCCAAGCAAGACAAGAGCACAGAGGGCGGTGCTGAACGGCTCCAGGGTCTCCCTTCGCCGTGCGTTCACCACGTCCACAACGCGGGGGTCAAGGGTGACATTCTTGGGGATGTGGTTTCGAGTCTGAGTCTCTGCCATGATTACCTCAACGCCATAGTAGCATAGGAGAGATAGTAAGTCAACCCGCAACCACCGCCCACCCCGCATGAATCGCCCTCACAAGCTTCAACGTGGGCAATCGCCCACAAGCCGCTTCCATCTCCTGAACCCGCGCTGCCTCCCGCTCCAGCTCGATCTCGGCGACCAGGTGGGCGTACCACTCGCGGCCGGCCCATTCGGTGGTAGTGCGGGCGCATAGGGCCGCGACTTCGGCGAGGGTGGCGGGTGCGCCCATCGGGAGGAGCAGGATCTCATCCAGGGCGAGCCACGACAGCAGCGACGCGCCGATCTCCGTGGTGGGCGCATGGTCACCGACGAGCCACAGGTAGAGGTCCATCGGCCCCCACGCCACATCCACCGCCTGCAGTTCCACCAGG